GCTCCCACACGGTTTCGATATTGTCGTTGATGCGGGCATTCAAGGCCCCGCGTGAATTCATCACTTGCGCTTGCAGCCCGATGCCTTGCCCCACGACATTGTTTTGCACAATCACCTTGGCCCGAAGGGCATAGGCCGCATCCCGGATCAATTGCCGGGAGCGATCCCGCGCCGTGCGCAAGCTGCTGGAGAGCTCGGCGTCTTCGCTGCTGGTGGCCGTGCCCCAGCCCACGGTGAGGCGCGACTGCTTCGCCATAGCGTAGAGGCGCTGCTGAGGCGCGGGCATGACCGGCCTCGGCGGTGTCAGCCAGGCAACGAGGCGTTGGAACACGCGGTTAAACATTACGGACGAGCCTCACGCCGATTTTGCGCGGATCGATGCCGGTGACGGCAATATTCGCCGCCTGGACTTCGAGGGCATAATCTGTCTTGCAGCGATCGACAAAGACGCTCAACTTATCGAGATTGTGCTGCGTATAGGTACGCCCGTTGAGCATGACCGTCTGGCCGAGCGTGACGGCTTCCCAAGCTTTCAGGGCATTGTCGAGGGCGCGTTTGGCGGAGGACCGGAGATCGATACTGTAATCGATGGTCGCGAGATTGGGCGTCACGGTCAGAGTCCCGGCGCCGACTTGATAGCGTTCCGTTGTTTTGGTGATATATGCGGCCCAGCTCCAGAGGCCGGGCGTCATGAGCGCCGATTGGGCCGCCGTGATCGTGGCCGCGAAGCCGTCACCGACCGTCGTGGCCATGACGTTCATCACCCCCGCGCCCAGTTGCAAGCGGAAGGCGTAGGTGAGCCCCCAGCCGGCTGAAGCGGGAAAGTCGGAGAAGGCACGGGTCCAGGAGAGCGTATCACCGGCGACCGCCTGGACGGGTTCCACGTCAGGGATCGGCGCACTCATGGACGCTGACGCTAGCGCGAATTCGCCAGAGCAGCTAGGTAGGATTGTTCAGGAAGAGTGCGAAATCTACTGGAGGGTGGACCCGTTTTTGAGTCCTGCGTCCAATTTGGTCGTCGTGAGCACCCGGAGCGATTCGTAGGGAATGCGGCGATGACCGCCTAAGCGGATGCAATCAATCTTCAGCTCATCCGTCCAGCGCCGGATCGTATTGACATGCATGCCCAAGCGCCGCGCCACTTCGCCGGGCCGATAGCTCCGCTCATCGGGAAAGAGATCATGGAAGACGAAGGACATGGGAACCTCCTCTCAGCGCGTCGAGGGTCTCGTGATTTTGGGTCGAGGCACATCGAGCCGCGCCATATGTGCCCGTGCGACCTCAAGCAGATCCTTCAAAATATACCAACATCGTGAACAGTCTTCTCCGACCTGTTCGGATTCTTTAATTTTCTCCCAGAGTTTCTGATTTTCGGCGAACAGTGCCTCGCGCTCCTTCAGGAGATGCTCAAATCGAGCCCGCAGTCCTTGTCGGTACATTCGACTGATTTGTTTTCTCGTCATCTCGGATTCCTTCCTCTTGATGATTTAGCGCCAGCCCTTGGTAAATCCCCCCGTGCGATAGGGAGTGCGGGGTCTCGTGCGGAAGGGATCGATGGGAGGGCGCGGATGCAGCGGCGGGGCATAGATAGGTTTGGGTGGTGGCTCGACGGGGGCCGCGGGTGACGTGATCGGACGTGTCCGGGCGGGCAATTGTTTGGCCAAGGCCTTCAAGTTCGGATTCAAAATGGCCAGCGCCGCCATGTTGAGGACTTTCAAATCAAGGGCCTCGTTCCTCGCGCGAAGCTTTTTGTAGACCGTCCCTTGCAGCACGCCCCGCTCGTACTTGCTGCGTTTCTCTTCACTCGCTAACTGCGCGAAATATTCATCGTCGTAGAGTGCTGAGACCGGGAAATGACAATAGCCGGGCCCGAAGGTGTCCAGTGTGAGGCGGGAGAAGAGCGTGTCTTTTGCGGTGTCTGTCCCGATCGCATAGAGATTGACTTTGCCATAATTGCTTTTCGTGGGCCGGCCTACCAGCGGATGGCCCGGTTGATTGCTGCCCTTCGTCGCGCAGACCCGTTCCTTTTCCCGCGGTTTGACGAACGCATAGGCTTCCTTCGCATGGTGGCCTCCGGTATCGATCGCGAGTTGGACGATCTTCATCGGCACGCCCGCTTCGTGCTGCCAGGTCTGCTGCCGCCAGGTCTCAAGCTGCGCCCAGACGTCGGGCTGGGCCGGGGAGCCGTTGAAGCGTTGATAGTCGATCGACCAGGATTCTTCATCCACTCCCCAGCCCACGCATTCGCATTCGAGGCGATTGTCCTGCACATCGACGGCCGCCGTCAAGACCACGACGCCCTCCGGGCACGGCGCCGCATAGGCTTCACGCCGCCCGGCCAGCTCGGATTGATTGAGGTGCTCGCCCATGTCCTCCCAGGTTTCGGCGAGATGCGTATTGATAAAGGTCTGTTGCTGGCCCCGGTCGCGTTTGTGAATAATGCGCACCCACTCCTTGGCCAAATACGCCCAGGAATTGACCCAGCCATAGGGCGCATAGAGCGCGTTGAGATGGAAGCCTGCCGTGGGCCGCTCGGGATAAGTCGCGACCCAGCGCCCTGCGGCGAGCATCGCGGTCTTGTGGTGTTCGGGGATGTGCGCCAAGCAGGATTCGCATTGATACTGCGCCTGCTCCGGCTTCCCGTCCGGCCATTTCAGCTGGCTCCACCGGAGGATTTGGCTATGCTGACACCAGGGGCAGGGCACCTGATAGCGCCGTTGATCGGAGGCCTCATATTCTGGTTCGATCACGCTCGTCTGCTTCAGCACGGGCGTCGAGCACAAGTAAATCTTATGCCGTGCATAGGTGAGCGCGCGCTTCTCCGCCACGGCCACCGGAGGCCCTTCCCCATCGACATCGTAGGGATAGGCGTCCACTTCATCCAAAAAGAGGTACTGCGCCGACATGAAGCGGAGGCCCACGCCACTATTGGCGCCCGTCAAGACCAGCATGCCGCCGAGATAGTCCTTCGCCAGAATCGTATTGCCGGAATCGCGCGAGCGTGCCTCTTTCACCTTCCCTTTGAGCACCGGCACGGTGTCGAACATGGGCTGGATCTTTTGCTTACTGAGTTTCTTCGCCACATCGACGGTGGGTTCGACAATCAACATGGCCGCCGGGGCCCGGTGCACAACATAGCCGATCCAATTCTGACCACAACTGGTGCCGCCGATCTGGGCGCATTTCATGAACACCACGCGCCGCACGGGGGAGAGCGGCGACAGGCAGTCCATGATTTCCCGGAGATAGGGCGTCCGGCTCGTGCGCCACGGCCCCGGCTCGGCGGACCAGGAGGGGAGCAGCATGTGCGCGTCGGCCCAGTCGGCAATGGTTTGGAGCGGATCGGGACGCAGCCCTGCCCGCAGGGCCTGATCGACGAAGGCGGCGTCGTCAAGCGCGAGCATTCATAATTCCTTTTTCCATTCTGCCCGCCACCAAGTTACAAATGCGATCCTCTCATCGAGCGAAAGAAGCGAAAAAAGGTGCTTCACCTGTTCGAGCCGTGTCAGCTTTTTCCTGAATCCGGCCTGAATCGCCGCTTGATTGGCCGTCAATTCTCCGCTCGTCACTTTGCGAAAGAGGACGGGATGCTGCCGCTTCAGCCGCCGCAGCGTGTAGGCCTTGCCTCGGTCAACCTTCATGATAGTAGGATTACTACTATCCTCTTTCTTCGTATATTGATTTGTTCCATGCTTCCCCGTGCAGGCCGCCTCGAACGCCGCCAGGGTCGCGGGATGGTCGGAGAGCAGCCGCTTGATGAGCGCCGGATCTTCTCCGAGGCCTTCGAGCGGGGCCACGGTTAGAAAATCCACGAACCGCTCATGTTTCACGATCTCGCCAGTCCGAATGCGGCGCTCGCGCCAGAGTTCTTCTCGCAATACCAAGGCCATCAATCCAGGGATATTCTGAAGGCTGGTCTCCCCACGACGGAGCGCGCCGTCTAATTCGTCCACAATTTGCCCAGCGCGAATTATTTGGCTTGTGCAATCTGCCGATCGATCCATTGTAGTTTCTTTCTTAATTGTTCTTCCGTCATATCTCTTTGCGAGGCTCGATCGATCCTGAAATAATCCTTATAAATGTCCCTATGTGTTTTTCCAGTTAAGTATGAAAATTGGCCCACTCGACGACTAATCTTCACGCGCAATTCATTGGCTCGATCTTCCGGTGAGGGCGTACGGGAACGCTCCATGCTCTGTGTGTTGGATGGGGCTTGCTTGGCTTGCGCTAAGACCAGCGCACGAGCGCGGGCGGCTTTCATATCAGAAATACCTACCTGTTGAGCAATCGCCCGAATAAGCTGTGCTTCCTCTTCACTATAAGTTTGTCCTTCAATAATTGCGCCGCCCGGAATCGCCTCTGACGTATTAATGATGGTGACAGTAGAGATAGATCGTTCACCCATCTCCCGGTTTGGCGATTCACCCTCATCTGATTCCTTCAGTGCTTGATCCTGCCATCTGGTAATTTCTTCAGCCATATGCACGAGCCGAGGATCTTCAGGAAGAAAACAAAAGGCTTGTTCATCAAACTCCGTGCCCTGATTCCTCACGATTCTCCCGACTGCCTGACGAAAAAATAATTCCGTCACGGTTGTGGTGAGATAGCAGAGTATCATCAGCCGTTTAATATCGACGCCTTCACTGACCTGTCTGACGGCGACGACCCATGGACGCTGACTGTCGCGGAATTGCGAGACGGTTGAATTTGCCTTTTCATCATCAGACAGCACAATATCCGGCATCATTCCAATGATGCTTTTCAGGACATTTGCTGTGCGTACTGCACGGTCCGCATCGGCACACAGCACCAAGCCTGCCGCTTCTGGCATATCTTTCCTCAAGCTGCATAATTCTTCATGCGCCCGTGCCAAGAATGAGCGGACCCATCGATTGTCTGGGTTGATAAGATACCGTAAGTGATTGTCTGCCTCCTCTTCTGATATGTCTCGATGCACGTCCGCCATCACAAGTTCGCCATCCTTGAGATATTCGACTTGTCCTTTATGTGGAACAAATTTCACGACGCGCACCACTCCATCCCTGATCGCTCGCGGATAATCGTAAATCATATCGGCAATGCAAAAACCCTCATGGTCATATTGCACGAACGGAATTGGGGTACCATCCGTCCTGAATGGTGTTCCGCTTAGACACAGCCGTGAGATACTTGGCTCAAAGGCGCTTTTTATGGCGTCACCCCAATTTCGCTGATCTCCAGCGTGATGGATTTCATCAAAGATCACCATGGTGGGCTGACGTGAACAGAGATTTCTGAAGAGGAGCGCATTGCTCGCAACGGTTTGATAGGTGGTGACGGCTCCCTGATAATCCGTTTTGAGCGTGCCGCGAAATTCAGTACTTTGTAGGGAGACATGAAACAGCTCCCAGGCTTCGGTTTTCCATTGATCGCGGAGATTGAGAGAAGGTACGACGACGATCAAGCGCCCATAGACATCGGCATCAAGGAATTTTTTCGCAACGGTCAACGCGGCAATCGTTTTCCCTGATCCAGGTAAAGCAGAGAGAAGAAAGTCTTTTGATGATTGCCGCCAGCGTTCAACAAAATCATGCTGCCATGTCCGCAGTTCCACGTATTGATCTGACTTCATACAATTCTCCTTCGGAGTTAATGCCTGTGCGTTGAGGACATCCGTAGTGCCTCCGCGTGAAAATGGGATGACATGATCAGCATGGAATTCCTCCAATGGGAGTCCCGAGAGATCGCTCTTTCCATCGGCGGCTAGATAGATGGCCATCCGTTCTCGTTGTGTGAATCGCCGGCGGGTCATTCTGCCAACCCTTCCAACACCTGCTGAATCTCCGCGCTGAACAACGCGAAAATCCGCGCTTGATCGCTCTCCGCTGCAAAGATGCCGCTCAACCGCGCGGGCAAGTTCTGCAACCCGTCCCGCACCCGCCGGCCACTGGCAAAAGTCGCTTGCTCGACCGCGGACCGCAGGACCAGTTCGCCGGTCTCTTTGCGCAGCTT